GTCGATCATAGCTTCGACTGCATCATCCGATTGACACGGGACATTGGGCGCGCAACTCACTATAGCCATTCTAGGTCTAGGAAACCTAGCGAATCCATTGAAATGTCTTCCTCTTTGAACAAAATGGAAAACACAGCGTGGTAATACTCAGAAGCTGTAATACCAAATTTGGCATGAACGATTGGCGTGAAATCATATAGCAAACCTACACAACTAGGCTTTGCTATAGCTTGAAGGATACCTTCGAGACCAAGCCGAATGAACAGCCCGCGAAGGTTCCATGAAACTCCAGCCATATCAAGCATACCATCTTCGTACAACTGAGCAAACTTAGCGAGAAATAATTTCTTTATAGCAGGAAAGTGGCGGAACTCATAAGAGTAACTCAACGCTTTACCACAAATATAAGACGCAGGGTCTTGTTTGGGGTTTGGGCAAACGTTGAATCTCGCCACAGCCTTACCGAGAAAAGGAATCATCACATATTGTCCATTCGCTAACTGTGTAAACCATCGGGAAAGGAAAGCACACCCCTGGAGCGTTTTCTCAATCTTGACTTTGACCTTCATATGAGCCAACTTGGCTATGTACTCATATTGACGGCTATAAAACCCGGCTTTACGGGTTGCGTTGTCAAGACGCAGAAGACCATCGTCTCCAAGTATCGCTGCAGTGCCGGTTCTTCCAACATGGACTGTAAAAGCCTTCATGATGGTTGCATTCCACATGCTATTCCTGAAAGTTGTGGACTGGCTGCCTGTAGGCAACTGGTTTTTGATACGAACTTTCATAGAATAAGTATAGTTGCTAGCTGTGTAACTGTTAGCAACTAACATAAGGCTTGTAAGCCACATGGGCGCACCAAGACGGCGCAACCATGCGACTTCAAGCATGTGGACATCGCACACCTGACTACTGTCATTGGCGCTAAAATCAGTGGAAATAAAGATACTACGAGAGTCTCCTGCCCTTTGTAAGTGGGCGACTATTTCCTCGGAGGTTTTCTTGTAAGCTCCCATCACTTCAAAAGTGTCTGGGCCTCTTTTCTGATCAAAGCACTTAAACATTCGTCGGGTGCACTCTTGCATGATCGGTCCCAAAACCGAATTGTGGATGTCAGAGGATTGGTAAATGATACGTGGAGCCCAGTCGCGGTCATGACGCTTCAAAAGCGCCTCCATTTTCACAAAGATTTGCTTGTCAGAAAACTGCTTGCTAGTCATCTCTGCAACTTGACCGTATCTAATTGCCTTGGCCTGTTTGGCTTGCTTGGCAGGTTCGAATTGCTGGTTCCATTTCTCAAATAACTCAATACTCCACTCAATCGGTTCAAGTGGCTCGGGACATATCTCATCAAGAAGGTCTGCGTTCGCTAAACGAATAGACCGGTGTACTCTTTCAGAGGTGTAGAAATTACACCTCTTGTCAATTGCCGCACTAAGACTTGCGAGCGTTTTAGAAGGCACAACAGGTAAGTGCTCATAAATTGTCGGACCATAGATGTCATCTATGATCTTAGGCGTGTCATCTAAAACACCATCTTTAGGGCGACCAAAGGAAAAGGGTACAACGGGGTGTCGCAAAGCGCGTGTTGGGTTAACGCGAGCCCGGCGGGCGTGATAAGCTGAGGTTACCGAACCTAAGCCATTAGTGAGTGTGGTACGCCGTTGTGTAGGCGTCATACGTGTGTGTTGTGTGTGTGTGTGTGTGTGTAGTGTGTGTGTG